GTTTCGCCCAAGGGCGCTCTCTTTCAAAGTGTAGCAATTTCAATAACTTGCATTTCCTTCATGTGAAGAAAAAATGTCAAGCGCGGTATTATACCCCCAAAAAGGCCATATCAAATTTTAGGTATTTATTTGAAAAAATAAGGCAAAAATACTAACGTTTTGGCCTTTATTAATCAAGGAACCATCTTTTAGTGAGCGATAAAAACTATGAAATATACAAGATATTGTGGTGGTGTCGATACGTGTACAATATATAGTATCTTGATTTTTAATTTTTTGTCTGATATACAATATATAGTGGTGTAGTAAAATTAAACACAATATATTGAGGTATTATGAAAGAAATAAATGGAGAGATATTCGCAAGAGGCGCCGAAGAACTCGGAAAAGTCTTTGGATACACCAAAAGACGTATCAACCAGCTTCTTTTAGAAGAAGGCCATCCAATCAAGCATCCTGACGGTTATAATACGGCTGAATGGTATCGGTGGTTTATGGATAAGGCCAAAAAAGCCAAAAACCCCTACCAGAAAGTAAGAATGCTCCATGAAGAAGAAAAGATGAAGAAGACCATCCTTGAGCGAAAAGCAATGGAGGGAAAGCTGGTTGACCGTGAACAGAGGAACGACGAAGAGAAGGCCCGTATGACCGAATTAACCCAGACTTTTTTGGTTCTTCCAAGCCGTACCGCTGGTCAATGCTACGGAAAAGATATAGCTGAAATTGAGGCTATTATTTACCGTGAAGTTGTCAGGATATTGAAGTATTTTGAGAAAAAGTGTTGTGGTGAGCCTGTAAAAGAAATCAAGCCAAAGAGGTCTAATGCGGGACGGAAAAAGAAGATTGAAAAGGTAAGCAAAACAAAAAGCAGCAAGAAATGAATGAAATAAAAAAAGCTGAATGGCCAAGGTGGTTAAGAAAGAGCTTTCATGTTTCAGAAGTTGATAGCTTGGCCGAATGGGCTGACAGAGAGGTAATTTTACCAAGAGGGCCGAACAGAGAGGCCGGGCCTTGGGTGACAGCCCGGACGCCATATAACCGTGGCCCCATGGAAGCTTTTTTACTATCTTATGTCAGGCAGTCGGTAATGTGTGCCGCAACCCAGCTTGGTAAAACCCAGGCACACCTTTATATACCGATTTTGTTTACAATAGCCGAACGCCCCAGGCCAACAGCTATAGTCTATTCATCTGGTGAGGAAGATAAAAATGTATCCGAAACCAGACTTCAGCCTTTGATAAAAGAATGCCCTGCTACAGCCGAACAAATTCCCCAGGATAAGGACTTATTCAAGAAAAAACGTATGATTTTTCCCGGTATGACTCTATTTGTATTATCTGCCGGCACCTTATCGGAAACTAAACAAAAACAAATATGTAACCTGTTTCTTGATGAAATAGAGGCTTACCCTGGTTTTGGTGGTAAGGCTGCTGCCGAGGGGGATGTTGTTTCAGCATATGAAGAGAGATGTAAAGGGTATTGGCCTGTTAGAAAAGTATTTATGTCATCATCCAGGGTTTTTGTAGGCGGTACTCTTGATAAAAGGCTCGCCATGTCCCAGGTTGTATTTAAATGGCACGTAAAATGTCCCTTTTGCGATGAATGGTTGTCTTTATCACGTGATATGTTTTATTATGAAGATTTAGGTGAAGGACATCTTGACAGAATAAAAAAAGCCCGTGAAACAGCTTATTTTTTATGTGATTCTTGTGGTAATCACATAACAGACAAAGAAAGACCAATACTTAATGAAAGAGGTGATTGGCTGCCAGGTTATATACAGGTAGATGTCCCCAAACAAGAAAATGATCCACAGGATAACGAAGAGCCTGATAAATATGTTTGGCGGCCAATGCCTGATATTGATCTTGATGATTACATAAAAAAAGGATCATATATATGGCTGGAATACTGCAAGAAACATAAACCATCATCAATCGGATGGACTGATCTTTATACTTCTTATTCGCCTTGGGTTCAATTTGCTGATATTGCAGAAAAAGCGATATCTGTATCTGGTGATTTTGAAAAAGAAAAAGTCTTTTTAAAAGATTGGTGGTGTGAAGTTGCTAAGCCAAAAGTAAAGGCTCACAGGGCCACGGAGTTACTTGATCTGATTGATAAAGACAGAGAAGAGGGTATTGTACCTATTGATGCGGTTGCCTTGGTGGCCGGCATAGATAATCAAAATAATCGTGTCTATGCTGTTGTTTTGGCGGTTAACAGGATGGAATACAACAAAGAAAAAGTGTGGCTGATATGGTATAGAGAAATACCAAAAACAGGCCATACAGACTATGAGGCCACTGATTACTCAGGTGTATCTGATTTCCTAAATATGAAATTTAAGAGAGAAGGGGCCTCAGTCGCCACAATTCCTATTTGGCGATGCGCTATGGATACGGGTGGTGGCCGCGAACATGGATCGAATGATTCATTAACCCAGGAATCATATAAATTTCTTGAAGCACATAGTAATAAACTTCCAGGTGGTGTATGGGGTATAAAAGGCTCATCATTCCCCATGCAAACACCTATTAAACCTGGTAAGGTGAAAATTAATGATATTTATCCCATTCAGTTTGTTGACACTTCTTATTTCAGCCATTTCATAAGTGATTTAATCAAAAATAAAAGATTTAGACTTCATAAAGATACTGACCGTAATTTCATGAATCATCTAACAGGAGAAGTGTTTGTACAAAATGATAAAGGTAAATGGTCATGGCAGAAAAAGGCCAATTCAAGGCGTATAGATTACAGGGATGCAACAAAATATGCCTTGGCAATGCTGGAAGAGATCCAAGGGCAATCAATAAAAAATGTCTCATTAGCAGCACAAAGAAATATTAATTTTTCTCAAAAAGAAAAGAAGGGTAATGATAGACCTAAAAATTATAAAAAGGCATTTAAAAATCAAAGAAGTTCAATCAGTACAAAACTTAACAGATTAAGGAGCCGACTGAGATGATCAAAGAACAAACCCTGATTTTAAGGGGGTTGAAGGAGATAGCCGATTATTTAGGCGTCTCAAAAGAAAAAGCAAAAGAATGGATAGAAAAAGAAGGGTTGCCGGTCTGGAAAGAAACAGATAAAACAGGAACCAAATTTTTAGCTAATAGAAAGCATATATCTAATTGGCTTGATGAATATAGTTATAAAAAAGTTAAAAAGTCCCTTGACAATAATATACGTCTATAGTATTAATAAAATACCGTATAAGACAAAATTGGGGCGTAAACCAAATTGGGAGATAATCCAGCCAATCCTGATAAATACCCGACATTCGCTATATATTGTGATAAATGTGGGCGCCCGATGATAGACGGTAGATTTATATGTAATTGTTATACATAACCAACCTAATATAATTAGTGTCAATTATGATTATTAATAAACATAAAGACAATCTAGGGTATATCCTATCCAAAGTTATGACTATTGAAGATCATATTAAAAATCGAAATTATGGTATTGCTGAAAGATTGGCTGATGAGTTATCCAAAAAAGTTATTGCTATGTATGCAGAAACACCTGATCAGCCAATCCAGCAAATGCCTAATTCGTCAGGCCAGCAAGGATAAACAATAATTTTAGTTTGATTATCACGGCTAATCGCTATCGTTATATAAAATGGTAAAGATTTGATTGTTTTGGATAAACACGGCAAAGAATTATTTAAGTTTTAACACGGCATATAATTAATTACGGAGTGAAAGGTTATGAGCAAGGTTATAGATCTAACCGGTCAAAAGTTTGGTAGGTTAACGGTTATACGGCGAGCTGGAAGGGATAAACTGGGAAAGTATCTTTGGTTATGTAAGTGCGAATGTGGTAAAGAAACAGTTGTTAGGGGTTATACTTTAAAGAATGGCAGTACAAAGTCATGTGGGTGTTTATGGGAAGAAAACCTAAGAGAACAAATAAAAAAAAATAGATTAAAAGCTAAAGAAAAAATAAAAAACAACAAAAAGATTTGCAATAAATGTAAAAAAGAGAAGCCCCTTGAATCTTTTTATAAAGATTCCAAAAGGCTTGATGGTCGTCAAGGTTGGTGTAAAGACTGTTGTGAGAAGTATAGAGCCAAAATAAAGAAACTACCCAAAACAACGCCAACTACAAAGAAATGTTCTGAATGCGGGAGAGTGTTAAAGATTGAAAAGTTTTCCAAGGATAATTCAACACTTAATGGATATAATTCATGCTGTAAAGATTGCACCAAGAAACAACACAAAGAATATGTAAAGAGAGCTCCCGACGCTTATCTGAGGTCTGGATGTTTATGTATGACCAAGGATGAATTTGAAGAATTCAAAAAAGACAAATATTATAAAAAACATATGGAAATGGTAAGACATTGGCTATTTTTAAAGAGGGTAATAAGAAACAAATTTAACAAAGAAAGGAGATCAACATGATACCCTTGTTTGCAGACCAGAAGTCCAAAGAAGGTCAAGATAGCACGAATCATGAAAATCATAAGATTACAGATGAAATGACTTCACAGGAATTTATTGTTTTACTAACCAAAACATGTCGTGGAATAGACAGGGGGACTATGAGTTACAAAGATGCTAATGCGATGGCAAAAATTACTGGTAAAATGATAGCTTATCACAGAGATAAAATGAATTATCACCGATGGAGACGTGAAAATTGCAAAATCCCTTTCTATGAGAGTTGATTTCCTACACAAAAACTATTAGAATTAAAGTGATGCTGGTGCCCTTCTACAGCATCTTTCTCCTTACATAACCTTTCACTACGGGCGAGGTTTGCCGTGCCTCGCCCACCTTCCATTATTTAACACACCAAAATCTGTTTTTAACCAAAATTTCATCATCTTAAAAACCATGTCAAGAACTAAAGCGATATGAATTCGCTTGAAACCACCCTATTTTCGATCTAAAGCAGTTTTTCTTAAAAATCCCGTTATATAATCCATCCAGGATGGAACTAATCTATCGTATCAAAAAATTAATGGCCTCAGTGTTCATTCAGGCATTAAAAGACCTAAACAATCAAGAGCATCATAAATCGGCTATGAAGCGGTTTTTGTCTGATGATTTTAGATTGTTTTTATTCCGGTTTATATGCTGTTTGATAGATTTTAATTATCAAAACGTAAGGGTAATTATATGTCAAAAGATGAGATGGTAATCATTAATTCCCTGACGGTTAAATGTTGTGGTTGTGGATGGGTACATACGTTTTTTTATGAAAACTCCCCACCTGAAATAGTTTATTGTCCTTATTGTGGCAAGAACAAAACAATCAAATTAAAAGATAAAGGTATTGATAAATAATGTCTACCTACACAGAACAACTTACAGAAGTAAACACCGCCATAACCAATATCTTGGCCGCCGGACAATATATTAAACGTGGTGAAGCTACAGTACAGCAAGCATTATTAAAGGATCTGTTAGCAGAAAGGAAAAGGCTTGAACCATTAGCGGCTGCCGAAGCTGCTGGCTATGATACTCCAGTTTATAGACGTGGTGTACCCAGGAGGTCAAGATAATGTTTGATAGTATAAAATTGATAATAAATAAACAAAAACAATATCTTGACTACAAAAAAAAGCATGCCCGTAATATAGCTAAAAAATTAAAAACAACCCGCAGAAAAGGTATAACAGGGTTATCTATGCGCCATGTAAATAGAGATGGCGCAAAAAATTGGGGTACCCTGGAAAACTGGACAAGCACGCCTGTAACATCGTATACGGCTGAAGATCAAAGAGAAACTATTTGTGACAGAGCGTGGGATTTGTATGTTAACGATGCGGCTTCTCATGGATTACTAGAAACATATAATGTTGAGATAGCGGGTACCGGCTTAATGCCTGTGGCTATGCCCATGACTGACCAACTCGGGTTTGATGATGATTGGGAAGATGAATACCAGCAAGCAACAAAAGACTGGTGGGAGATTTGGGGAAAATCTCCATTAAAATTTTGTGATGCCAGCCGCCGGATGGACATAGATGAAATGATGCTATGGGCTGTTTTTTCCTGGAAACTGGAAGGAATAGCTCTTTTCCAAGTGGTATGGCAAAAGGAATCAGCATTAAGGCCGTTTTCATTATCTCTTTTACCTATAGCCGCTCATCGTCTTAAAACCCCTCAAGATAAAAAATCTGAAGACAATATTTTTGATGGTGTTGAGGTTGATAGCAATGGTGCGCCTTTATATTACTGGATCAAAAAAGACGATTCGGATTATACAGGTACACCCGATGTATCAGATAATTTTTATAAAATACCCGCCTATAACAGGAAAGTTATTGAAGGCGTAACGGTTGAGACGCCTAATATTATAGCCTGTTATACGGTTAGAAACATATCTGAGTACAGGTCGGAATCATCCCTTACATCCATCATGAAAACCCTACGAGACAGGCATGATTATAAGGATAGTGCTCTTGTTGGTTCAGTGGTAGCCAATATGTTCACAATATTTTTGAAGAATGGATTACTTACAAAAGATCCCGAAACAGGGGAAGCAATTCGCGATCCTGTCCAGGAAGTGGACGGTGGCACTATTTTATCCGGTGCCCCTGGAGAAGAGCCACAAGTAATTAAAACAGACAGGCCAGGGCCTCACTATGTGGATATGGATCATTCTACAATTGAAGAGATCGGCATGTCCACAGGCCGTGGCTATGAAAAAATCATCAAAAAATGGGAAGCGTCATATTCCGCGTCCAGGATGTCAAACCTTCAATCGTATAAATTTGATGAAGCTGACAGAAAAATTCTTATATCAAAATTTTGTAATGTTGTTAGGTCGTTGTTCTTAGAGGAATGTGCTTTAAGAGATTATATAAAAGTTAAATCAATGAGGCACTTCTATGAAAATATGTATGCCTACACCAGGGCTAAATGGCTAGCCCCACCTCAAAATGATGTAGATCCACTAAAGGCTGAAAAAGCAGATCAGCAAGCATATATAAATAAATCAAAAAACCTTGATGATCTTTGCGCAGAGCGGGGCCTGTGGTGGAAGGATGTTTTAAAACAAAGAGCCAAAGAACTGGCCTATATGTCTAGTCTTGAAAATCAATATGGCGTATCCATAAAAACAGATAACAACGTTATTGATGATTCACAGGATCAGGATATCCCTGATTCTGATAAAGAAAATGAAAGTAATGGTGAAAACAATGAATAAAAAATATCCTCATATTAATGATTATTTATACAACACGCCATGGGCTATCTTACCAGAAAAGCTTGAAGAGATACAGGCTGTTATATTCAGCAGAGAAAACCAGGATATTAAACTCAATGTAATACCGGAAAAAATAGAGGAAAAATGGGAGACGGAACTTAAGTCAAGAAACTCAAGCAATGGCTATGCCCTGGATGTAACCGAAAATGGCATTGCCGTCATACCTGTCTTCGGCACTCTGGCTAAGAGAATGAATTTATTAATGGCCTTATCCGGAGGGACATCAACCGAGATCCTTCAAAAGAAGATTCAGGCCGCTCTTGATGATAGCAAAGTCAAGGGAATCTTACTTAGGATTGACTCCCCGGGTGGATCTGCTTTCGGATGTTTTGAAGCATCTGACTTTATATATAACGCCCGTGGTAAAAAACCAATAATAGCTTATGCTGACGGCTCTATGACATCGGCGGCATATCTTATAGGTTCAGCAGCGGATAAGGTCATTGCTTATGATACTTCCTTGGTCGGTTCTATTGGTGTTGTGTCTATTCATATTGATTATTCTGTTAAAGACAAAAATGAAGGCATTGTTAAGACTGTATTAACAGCGGGTAAATATAAAGGTCTTAGCAATTCTGCTGAACCACTTACCAAAGAAGGAAGAGAATATATCCAGGAAAAGCTTGATTATTATTATTCTCTTTTTGTTGATGCCGTAGCCAGAAATAGAGGTGTAAGCGTTGATGATGTTTTGGCTATGGCTGAAGGAAAGATTTTTATAGGTCAACAGGCTTTGGATATTGGTCTGGTTGATGAGATCGGTAATTTTGATCTTGCCCTTAGCAGGGCTAAGGTACAAAGGAGGAAAAAAACTATGGAATTGGCAGATTTGAGAGCAGAGCATCCGCAATTAGTTGCTGCTTTGCAGGAAGAGGCAAAAAAGGCCGGTTTTGATGAAGGTTATCAGGCCGGTAAAGAGGCAGGATATGAGGAAGGCTTAAGTGCCGGCATGGAAAAGGAGCGGGAGCGAATTACTGAAATTCGAGAGATATGCCCTAAAGGACAAGAGGAATTAGCGGAGGAGTATATAACTAAAGGGATGAGTGTTCAGGAAGCTATGAAGGGCTTTTTGATGGCTCAGAAAGCGGAGGCGGAGGCCAGGGAACAGGCTGAAGACAAACTGAAACAGGAAAGACTTGCACAGCTTCAGTCAGATCAGGATCGTGTAGAGCCTGTTACCCCTATAAAAGAGGATAAGGCTTCGGTTAATTCCAATTTACCGGTTGAAAAGAGAGCTGAGCAGGAATGGAATCAAAACCCTGAATTAAGGGAAGAGTTTAAGCTTGGTGGCCTGCCGTCTTATATTGCTTTTCTTGAAGCACAGGAAAAAGGGTTAACCAAAATACATAGCATTAAATAAGAAAGGGTCATTATGAAGTTAACCAAGGCCGAATATCTCAGGAAGTTTAAAGGTATCCCTCATTATTGGGGAAGGGATAAGGACAGCATAATTATACTGCAAAAAGATCAAAATGATAACGGAATCGCAGATACAGAAAAACAGCCTGAGATAAAAGAGAAGAATGATAAAAAAGGCATTCAGCGTACAGTTAAAAAACAAAAACGGAATGCCTTTAACAAAAATAGAAGGAGATAATAACTATGGCATTAAGTGCTGATACCCCAAGAAGTTATGAACTTGGAGATTTTAACGATCTGCCTGTTAAGGCTAGTACCACTATTTATGAGGGAGCGATGGTTGGCCTCTCTTCCGGTTATGCCCGGGGGTTGGTGGCTGGTGATGAATTTCAGGGCTTTGCTTATAGGCAAGCTGATAATTCATCTGGCTCAGATGGTGACATAAATGTCCAGGTATATCATGAAGGCCTAATATCTATGCCTGTAACCGGTGTAACCGGCGTAGCTGATGTTGGTAAGGCCGTTTACGCTTCCGATGATGGGACTTTAACCCTGACCGAGGGATCAAATAGTAAAGTAGGTGTCATTCATAGATATGTATCCAGTACCACCTGTATTGTTAAATTTAAAGCACAATCAACATCTGATGCTGTAACCTTAACTGATTCCACCACTGGAACAGCCGGGACAACTATAAATGATGTTACCGGATCATTTGACCAAACTATCCTTAATAACAATTTTGCCAGTTTGACGGCTCAGATAAATAATCTGAAAGACGCGTTAGAAAAAATATCTTAACATAAGCAAATAATTACAGGAGGATTCCAATATGGGAGCTTCAGGCATTGGAAGCAAGGGCATTATCGGGAGCTTTTACCACACCCTTTCACAGCTTACCGGCTCTGATTGGGTTGGTCAAGTTTCTATGTATTTTGACAGTAACCAGGAGATAGAGACTTATAAATTCTTGGGACAAGTACCGCAGATGAGAGAGTGGATCGGTGGACGTCATGCCAAAGGGCTGAGAGAGAACGGATTAAGTATCCGTAATGTCAAGTATGAAAGCACTTTGGAAATTGATGTTGATGAAGCCCGACGGGATAAAACTGGACAGATCCAGGTAAGAATCAACGAACAGGCCAGAAGAGCTTTATCTCATTGGGCCAAGTTATTGAGTCTGTATATTGATGCAGGCGATGGCACTACCTACGGTAATAGCTATACCGGATCTCCGTTTTTCTCTACATCTCATTCGGTGGGGGATTCCGGAACCTGGAAGAATAAACTCACATCCACGGAAGTTTCTGATCTTAATATTTCCGCCCCGGCTGCACCCACACCACAAGAATACAGCACTGCTATATTCAGCGTAGTGGCGTATTTAATGGAGAATATTAAGGACGATCAAGGTGAATTAATAAATGAAGATGCCACCAAATGGCATATTCTTTGTCCCAATGCGCAACAGTGGACTGCCGCAGCTCAGGCGGTGGCTAATGACAAAATCCTTGATGCTTCAGGAAATACCGTAAGCAATCCTTTAGCAACCCAGGATGAGATCGATTTTTCCGTAAGTTTTGTGCCTCGGTTAACCAGTTTTAATGGTTTTTATATTTTTAGAACTGATACCGATGTAAAGCCTTTTATCAGACAGGAGGAGCTTGGTATTCAGATGTCTGCCGTGGCCGAAGGGTCAGAGCTTGAATTTGAAAATGATGTATGGCACTTCGGTATCAAAGCTTTGCGGAACGTTGGTTATGGATACCCTGAGTTTGCCGCCATGTGTACTTTTGATTAATCACGACAATGACGATGTTTAGCATACAAGAGAGAGGGGGGATATAATGCCCCCCTCATCAACAGTTACAAGTATATTTAATGCTGCTGAAAGCCAGCTTAATGACCTTTTTGGTGAAACCGGTACATATACACCTGATGGAGGCACAGCAAGTATAATCACCATAAGGATTGACAGGAATATTATGCTGGATAATGAGCGGTCGGACGGCATAGCTTATCATGCCGTCGGGTATGTATTGGTATCTGAAGCACCAACCCCAGGGTATTTAGATAAAATTTCAACCACAGGACCTGGTGGTAACAGTGAAGAATGGACTGTTATTAATGTTTTAGCAAGTGATCAGACTAGTCATAAATTAGCGTTGAGGGACGATTTAAGACCGGATTTAAACCCATGATTAAGGCGGTAATAACCAATTTAAAACAGTTTGACAGACAGCTTACAGCCGAAACAAACAGGCTTTATAAGGCCGCTAAAGATGCGGCTAAAATAGAGGCTTATAGGTTAAGGGATGTATTAAGGGAAGAGATTAAGCAAGGTGCCCCTGGTGGTCAAAAATTCAAGCCTATTACTGAATTAGCCAGGAGATCGCGCAAGAAGTATTATCGCAATAAACCGCCTTTATATACATTATATAAACCAATACGATATGAAGTTGTTAAAAATTCAAAATATATAAAAGATCCTAAGCATGAAATTCATATTGGTATTGGTCTTGGCGCCCCCGAAATATCTGCATCATGGAAGAGAATTGCCAGGATGCAGCAAGATGGCGGTGTTTTTATAGATAAGAGGTTTAAATATTTCTCACCTTGGCAAGGCAGGGTATTAACAGGCCAGGAAGCGGTTCGTGATTATTTATTACATAAATCAGTCGAAAGAAAGCCAAGAAGATACGCACTAAGAAAAGAAACAAGGGTATTTAAACTGCCACCAAGGCCGATCATAGGTCCATTCTGGAATAAATACCAGAAAATAGCGCTTAAGAATATTGAAGATAATTTTGAAAGAAAGGCAAGAGGTGAATGGATATAAATGAATATCCTTACAATTCTTGATGAGTATACAAACAGCATAGCACTTGATAAAGATATAAAAATGTGGTGTCTGAATAATTATAGTCAGGCGCACAGGATATTTAACGGGGTTGATACACGCAGACCCCCAGGTAAAACAGAAATGCCTGCCATACATCTTATACCTGTAAATAAACAGGTTGGATGGGAACTGGAATCAATACCTCATACTATGGGCGTTATTTGTGAAATTTATGATGAAAATAAAACAACTGAGACTATTGATGATGTGATTATCACCAAGTATACCGGAATAAACAACATTGAAGAGTTCAGGAAACTGATTGAAAATTGTATACAAAATGTTGATGTTGGTGCCAATTCAGACCTTGAAAATCTTCGCATAGATGAAATTAAAATAGATTATGAAGCAATCGAATACTTTCCATTTTTTAGGGCTTTTATGGAGATATCTTTTATAAAAGACCTCTACCAAGGCGATGATCCTTTTGAATAAGGAAGGTGACATGAAAGATTTAAAACCAGCAAAAGGACAACATGATCTTAAATGTACAGCCAGTAAGTGCCCCGATAACAGGAAAAGAATTAGTCATGCTTACTGCGTAAAATGCCCTTATGCAGCCATAGACATTCTGGACCTGGGAGGCAAGGTAGTTTACAGCTTTACACAACTTCCCGATCGGGCCACTAATAGAAAGGGAAAAACAAAAAAGAAAACAAAATAGTGTAAGACATAACCAAAACAAAGGGCTTGTTTTTCAGGGTCGCTCCCTGAAAACAACGTAAGAATAAAAAGGCGGCTGGTAGGAGCCTACCCTCTTATCATCCGCCTTTTTTATTGCCCTTTAAAAGATGGAGGAATAGTAAATGGCAGGTAATACCGTACCTATTCACGGGAAAATATGTAGAACTGCTTATGGAACGCCAGGAGCAGGCACCCTTATGGATTATACTGATGGTTGGAGTGTTAACGTTACCTTGGACACTGTTGATGCTTCCAGGCAGGGCCAGTCATGGAAAGAGCTTCTTGCAGGCCAGGCGGGATGGACAGCGTCTTTTAGTGGATCGTTAGTTTTAGGTGATAGCGTTCAATATACTGTATACACTAACCTGATAACCAGTACACCCGGAACAAAGCTTACAGGATCAAGCGCTTTATATTTTCAATTGGAAGATACGGGTGATTATTTAACTGGTGATAATTTTATTACAGGTGTTTCCTTTGATGCGCGTGTAGCTGATAAAGTTAGTTTTACTGTAAATGTACAAGGTACTGGTGAATTAAGCCTCACAGCCTCTTAATAGGAGTTGAATTATGGCTTTTAGTACAACTCCCATACATGGGAAAAATGGCAATATTTTTTGGCTACGCCCTAATGGGTTTAAGGGGTCTGGTCTTAATGATTTAACATGGGGTAGTTATAGTGCAGCTACAGCCAGTGCTCATTTTGAAATTGCCATATTCAGCACAGGGGCGCCAGATACCTTTAAAATCAGAGAAAACGGCGGTACGTGGGATGATAATACAGGTGTGGGATATGCTATTACCGGATCAGAGCAAACATATACAGGCATTAACGGAACGGTAGCTTTTACCTTTGCTGCTACAACAGGCCATACAGTTGGTGATCAATGGAGTGTAGGCCATTTATATAGCGAACCAACAACAATCGTTGATAATGAAGCGCAGATTACCAGTACGTTAAGACGTCTACTGAATCCCAACGACAGGCCAACTTGGACTGACTCTGGTGGGGCCACGCTGGAAACTGTTGATTATACAACAGGCAAGGCCACATTTGCCAGTAACCCAACATCTGTCACTGTAACTGGTGATAATGGATATATATTGGAATCTGGTCTTCAGGAATTAGGCTTTATTCAGGACTGGACTCTTAATCCGACAATAGATATTGTTGATGGCTCATATATGGGAACAGACTGGAAAGAGTTTTATGTCGGTATGGCAGGAGCTACCGGATCTATAAACAAGATGTTTATCGCTAATCACAACCTGTTTGAAGCGTTAAATAATGCCGCTTCCGGAACACAAAGCTTCGTTTTACTTCAATTATTTGTATATGACCCCGATAGAGACCAGACAGGTACACATATAAACCTATGGGCAATAATTAACAGTTGGGGTATAGACGCCCCAAAAGCTGATCTTGTAAAAAGCAATATCAATTTTACAAGCGAAGGTATTGTTTCAACTATAATGGCTAATTCGTAGCCAGAAAGGATTGATATGTTTCAAATTGATTTTGATCTGGAAGACACACAGGAAAAAGAGTATAAATTCCCTGAAGATGCCAAAGAAGGTGAACCTCAAGCCATTTTAACAATCAGGCCATATCCTGAATCTATGGCTAATATGATTGTCAGGAAAATTGATAATCAAGATGGTGTTGAAATGGTGTTATCAAAGGCAGAGCAGAAAAAGGCTTTTATATATGCCTGGATCGGTGCCAAGGACCTGGTTGATAAAAACGGCAAAGAGATTAAATTTACAGAGAAGAACAAATCTCTTATTTTCGATTTTGAGCACATTTGGAAAACAGGTATACCCGCCTTTGTTCTTAGTAAATCAGGGGCTTTATACTTAGCTAAGGAGGAGGAGGAAAAAAACTAAGGGAATGGGCACTTTGGTTTTGGACCACCAAAGGTAAACCTACTTGCGAAACTTGTAAATGGTATCAGGAAAGAGGATTGCAATCCAAGTGCCCAGGAATTGCCCTTGTAGATAGATGCCCTGGAAGTAAAAACGGGGTAGTCCCGAAACTTTCCAGGGCAAATTACAAATTTGTCTCTTTTTTCTTTAAGGAAATTCTTCCATGGTTACCTAATGGCATGGGAGGATTCAGGATTGAGGCTGTAAAAACAGTGATGGATACATATATGATACCAAAAGATAAACAGCCCGAGATTTTAAAAAAATGCACCATAATGATAGATGCTTATAAAGAAATTTATGCCATAGAACATCCATCTAAAAAATAGGTATATTGCCATGGCCGTAATGAGAATTAATATTATTGTCGATGATAAAGGCAATATAAAACTAAAAGGCGTTAAAGGCCATATCGACAATATTAATAAATCCCTTCATACTCTTTCATCAACCGCCCGTCTTGTAAAAGGCGCTCTTTTAGGCGCTATTGGTGTGCTCGGAATAAGAGAAGTTGAAAGAGCGGCTAAATCATGGATGGATTTATCTCGCGCTCAATCAATGGCCGAAGAGCAGCTACGTGCTACCATGATATCTACTGGTCGATATTCCAAGGAATTTTATCAAAATGCCTTGAATATGGCTCAAGGGGTTAGGGAACTTACGGGTGAGACCGAAGCAGCGATTATTCAAGGCCAAAAAATGATGATAAGTTTCGGTGAGATTTCAGCCGATATGCTTCCCCGTGTAACTGAAGCTATGGCTAATATTGCTGTATTTGGTGGGCGTACAATGGAGCAGGCGGCCAGGATCATAGGCCGTGCATCTATAGGGATGACTGGAGAACTTCGTCGTTTAGGTGTTGCTGTTGATGACGATACTTTTAAATTGCATGGGTTTGAAGGGATGCTTGAAGCAATTGAAAAGCAGTTTGGAGGACAAATATATACCCTTAAAAATAGCTATGGTGCATGGAAGATACTTGGAGGGAATATTAAGGAAACTAAACGTTACGCTGGTGATTTCCTTAATGCCATGGTTATACAGACAGGGATATTGTCCGAGGTTATTGATAAGCTCCAAGGGTGGAATAGGGAACTTGATAAACTGAAAGAATCCGGCAAGCTTGACGAATGGGCTGTTAAGGTCGCTAAGATTGTTATCATACAAATAGCTAATATTGTTGAAAAGTTTGAAGATCTAGCCTTTTTTATTAAAGAAATGTTACCGGCATCTATTGAGCCTTTCGCTCGTAAGATTAAAGAAATATTTAATCAAGTAAATAAGATGATTAAGGCTATAATTGGCGCTTCATTAATGGGTGGTGCTGGTTCTTTTTTAAGCCCTCTAGGTGGTGCGATTGGTGCTGCAATGGGTGGTATTGCTGGTTATAATTGGGATAAGGAATTAGAAGCAATAAAAAAGATAAAAAAGGAATGGGGCGAATTTGCGGAATGGACTACCAAAATAGTTCTTGAGAATAGATTAGAAGCTCTTGGTAGATTAATAGATGAAGTAAATAGAAAAAGGGAAGAATTAAGAAAGCCAATAATAGAAAAAGGCGCTGCTCATTGGTGGGAAATACCAACAGAAGAGGAAACTAAATTAAAAAGGTTAAATGAAGATTTAAGAAATTTACAATCACAATACAATGAAATCCAACTTTTATTAAGAAAAAATGTAACCCCTATTCCCGAAAAAATATTTGGTGCAGATCCCAAACAAGCAGCTCAGGCTACTCATGAATATTCTAATGCTTTAAAGGAATATACAAATGAAATAGATGAATATTTTAAACTTCAACAGGAAATAAAGAAATGGGAAGGTGATTTTTTTGGTCCATTACCAGATCCATCCAAATTACCAAAAAAACAAACAGAAGAAAAACAAACAGAAGACTTCACCCAAATGTGGGATAAGGCTGCTGACAGCATGGCGAACGCCTTCGCTAATGCCTTTGCTGATATTCTTTATGAAGGCAAGCTGAACTTTGAGAAGCTTGGTGACAGCATTAAAAGAATTATGGCCGATACTGTAGCCGAAATTGTCAAGAAAAAACTCTTTCAACCTATAATTGACCAGGCTATGGGCAGGGGTGTTGTTTATCCTTCTGATTATACAGGTGAATTACCTGAAGGTAGTTATAGGTCATCATTGTATTTTGGTGAAGATAGTAATACAGCAAAATATATAGCCACGGCGGCAATGGCATACAGTATGTATGACCAATATAAACAACGTACATTAACCCCTGTATCAGGGGCCTTACAAGGGGCTATGATAGGTAGTATGTGGGCACCTGGAATTGGTACTGCGATTGGTGGTGTAATTGGTGGGATTGCCGGGCTTTTTACCCCTGATGATGCCAAAAAGGAAATTGAACCCAAGATTCACACTCTTTGGAAAGTTATTGGTGATCATGTAGAGCTTATATCTTCTTCTTGGGAGGATATAAGCGCTGAAGAGGGGAATAAATTAATATGGGAATATAAAAAGGCCCTTGAATCTCAAACAGAGTTTTTTGCTAGACTTAATAATGTGTTCGGGGTAACAAGTGATTATCAAATAGGGTTTGGTGGAGAAATTGCTAATATTTCTCAGGAAGATCTTAAAGGCAAAGAGGCTATGTTAAATATAATGAATAATCTTATTTCCTATTCTAAAATCATGCCCGAAAAATTTAGCGAAGATGTAAAAACTGTTTGGGAAATGATGATGGATTCAATGTCATCTTATGTTGGGATTAAATGGATATCCCATACTGGCGGGATGGAATTTCCAAATGTACAAAATTGGGCTCATTATTATTATACTTGGCCAGGAGACATTCCTCTTTCATTTAATGAAGTAGCCAGTTCAGGTATAAGCATCGAACAATTAAAAGAGGTAATAGGACAAAGCATCCTTTCTTATTTTTCGGACAAGCTTGAAGATCCGGAAGTGGAATTAATGCGGGACATAGGTGATACAGCAATAGAAATAATTGATAAAATTATAGATGCCACGGGTGAAGAGTGGGTATCTCTCGTAGACCAACTTCAAGAAAAACTTATTCCATTCCAGGACAGTCTAATCCAAACTATAAGCGGGGCCTTTATGGAAGTGCCTCAGACAGAGGGATTTTTATCCTTTAAAGAATCACTTAAAGCAAGCTTGGCAAATAGCATAAAATCATCATTTTCTGAAATGCTTGGAGCGCAATTTGTAAGCAAATTTACTGATATGTTAATGCCCTCTTTTGCAACAGTTGAAGAGTATATTCAAAAGGCTATAAGTGGTGATTTTATAGGCTTCTTGGAAGCACAGGGGCTGGATACCAGTATTTACAATCCTAGTATTGCATGGGTAGGTCCTTATGGCCCTAATACTCCATATCATCCACCATCAGCAGAAGAGACGGCCATTGACTATGTCACCAGTCAATTCACCGAAGCAATGGATAATCTTGCGCCAATAATCGAAGATATGCAACCTGTATGGGATGCGTTTCATGACGCACTTAATCAGATATATGAGGCATTGGGAGTTAATACCGAAGCTCTGGAAGAGAATACATCAGCTATTCTTGGACCTGTAGAATCTTATCTGCGAGAGCTAGAAACATCTTTAGCCCCCGTTATGAGCTTAGCAGGTCTGGAAACATTAAAAGAAAAATACTTTACTGAAGCATTGGCCGATCCAGCCAAGTTCAGCGCCTATGCTTCTTATATGACCGGTTCTTATTGGCCACAAGCACAAGCTACCGATACAAATTATCCTTCCCTTATAGAGGCCGAAAAAGCACGGGTTGAAAATATCCCATGGGTATCAGAAGCCAGGAATATACAAATCACAGGAGAATTAACCATAAATCCTGACGGAGTAGCCACCATAGTAGCTCAGGAAATAGGCACAAATCCAGAATTAACAGAGTCTATTGATGAAAGGGTGAGATTAGGAGGTTAAAAAATGGCAGCTTTTGAGATGTATGATTATCTGGAAGACAAAACCCCTGATTCGCCCACTATTACCTTGAGCGTAACTCCCCAAGGCACGATATATGAAGATGGGGCGAAAAACATAGAAATACATGAGGCTGACGACGACTCTGAGGAAGCTGTTATTTTATCCACAAAAACAATATTTTATGTCCAGCTTCAATGGACGGCGATAACAGAGGATGAGGTTGGCACTATCTTTGATATATATCATGATCCTGATAAAGCCTGTGGTACAGCCAAGAGCATTTATTGGCAACATCCTACAGATGGCCATACCTATGTAGTTAAGTTCAGGAGTAACCTGAAAAAATTTAAGCTTAATCCTCCTATATACGGTGTTGCTACATTAAACCTTAAAGTAATTGGAAGAAAACCAGATTAATCATGAGAACAGGTTTAACTCAAATACAATCCAACATTCTTGATGCGGCTGTAAAAGAAAGAACATGGCTTATTGAGGTTGATGTTGGCAATACGGGTACAATTGATTATTACTGGTCAACAAAAAATTATACTTTTGAAGGCCAGTCATATGAAGGTAAGCCTATAGAATGGACACCTATAACTATGTCACGGGGCCTTTCGGAATCAAATATACTCCCCAAGGCCGAAACCACTATAAGCATACCATGTAATAACGACACCATAGATGGCCATTATGCCTCATATTTCAAAGGTGCATCCATAAAGATGCGTCTCATCATGAAGG